TTATTTCGAAAGCTTCATTTGCGCAATATATAAGCCCACAAAAATTCCCAAAAAGGATATCAATGGACTTAATAAAGGGTCAATTTTAGACAAGTTTTTGGCCGACATAAAAAAATGAGATAGGAACATTCCTCCTATTAAGAGAACATAAAGACTAATAACAATCGCTGGAAACAAAAGCGGATCTTTACTTTTCTTGACTGGTTCTTTTTTGTTTTTAATGCCACCGAAGAAAATAAATTGGCTATAAACAATAATAATGCAAGAAATAGGAAAAACTAAAAACACTCTAAGATACTCCCAAAATATCGGAATAGAATTTTTAGTAGTGTTCAAATCAGTCAAAAAAGTATTATGCCAAGAAAAAAATGCCAGCGCCATCCCGGCTATTAAGAAAAATATTCCAAGAAAACGTGAGGAGACGAAAGGTTTGTACAAAATTTCTTTAATTTTCTTAATGTTATCTGATGGCATTTTTTCTCCCCTGGCTTTGCCTACCAAGATTATTACACAAAAAATACTCACCAGCAGTTAAACCAGTGGGTATTTTTAATCTTTATTTACTTAATTCAGCAACTTTTGCTTGTGCGTCTGTCACTGCTTTTTGTGCAGCAGCCAGTGCGTCAGCCTTCGCTTTTTCGTCAGCTGCTTGTTGTGCAGCTTTAAAATGTTAAATCCTGTTCCAAAACGTGATCGTTTTCTTTGCCATCCGTATAGGCAATTTTGTATTCATACCATGAACGTGAATACTTGGTTGGATATTTAACCACACTTGCCACCTTACCAACTTTTAAACGGCGTGGTGTCAAATCATAGCCGTTACGCTCTTTAAGCGCTTTTGGACTTATTTGTATTTGATCGCCAACTTTGAACAAAGGTGCTGGCGCTTGCTCCCATTTTGTGATGTTGGCAGCTAACAAATCATTGAATGGATTGTTGCCGACTTTGCCATCATAAAGCCAATGGTCACCTGATTGCCTGATATTGACAATCTCAATCTTTTGCCCGACCCAACCTTTAATATCATAGCCGACAGCATTTTTAGTTTGACCGTCTTTGACGGTGACAAAATCGCCTTTTTTATAAACAGGTGCAGGAATAGATTTAGCTCCAGCATATTTATCCCAAGTGGACTTATCACCATAAAAGACATCTAAATCAAGGTTGCCAGACCAACCAGCTAATTTGCCAGATGAACTGTACTGAAACGCTACAGCTGTTCCAAAAGCACCTAGTTTAGCGTTATCTGTCCAAGGGTCATTCTGATAGCCAGTGCGATTGTAATTAGCATACTGAGCAAAGAATAAGCCATAATCTTTGGCTACGCTTGACCAGTTGTACTGATTGACAATGGACTTACTCATGTAAATAATCGGGCGAACATTTGTTTTAGCATAGACACGGTCGAGCCACGCTTTAGCCCAAGCAACGCCTTGATTCAAAACGGGCGCCGTTTCCCAGTCAAGCATGAGAATACCTTTGCCGATGTAATTCTTGATGTTATTAACAAAATAATCAGCTTGAGCCACGGCATTGCCAACTGAAGCAAAGTGATACCAGCCGACCTTTTTGCCAGCCGATAAAGCACTAGTTGTCTGCGCATTGCAAGAAGGGCTGACATAAGACGTGCCTTCGGTAGCCTTAATCAAAACAAAGTCAGCAGGAACAAGTTTAAGATTAATTCCCGCTTGATAATTACTAATATCACAGCCGTTTAAGACCATTACTTAGCCTCGCTGACTTCCGCCTTTGGTGCGTGAATTTCCAGTCCTTTTGATTTAAGGACGTCCACGCCAGCTTTGATATACCCTTCAATCTGATCTGGTGTGAAGTTGCCAGCTAAACCATTGTCTTGTAAACGCTTGTTTAACAAATCAGTGGCATACTTCTCTTTTTCGCCGCCTGTACCAAGCGTTTTTTCAGCTAGACTGACAACCTGGTCAGCAAAGGCTAAAGCAGTTTGAATGTGCTCGTTTCTCAATTTTGCTTTCTCAGTTTGTGCACTAGCTAATGCTTGAGCGTTTTTAGCTTCGGCCACTGATATCAGGGCATGAAGTCCTAAGAATAGCGCGCCAATGCCAAAAGCTCCTAGTAAAACATAAAGTGTATTAAATATTACTTGCATAATTCCTCCTAATAAAAAGCACTGGATAATTAGACCAGTGCAAACATATTTTCCAAACTATTTAATTGTTTATTTTCCATTTGTAAATTCTTTCCAGTCTTCCAATGTATGAATGCGTTTTTCGTGATCAGACTCTTTTTCATCTATTTCTTGAATTTTTTTGAAATCATGATCTAACATTTCGGACTGTTTTTTAACACTTTCATTGAGTAAATGGACTGTTTCGTTTAAGGACTCAGTGGACTCTTTAAAGTTGTCTGTGAAGAATTTATTTAATGTTTTTCTGAATATGGCATAAATGGATCCCAGCAGACCAATACCTGTTGCGATCAACATTAGCCAAGACCTAATGCCGTCAGGATTCATGTATTAACTCGCTGGCGTGGCGTCTTGTGATACTGCTTCATCAAAAACAGTCTTTTCAAAGTCGGCAAAATCTGCTTCAATTTGAGCACGGTTGGCTTTAAAGCCTTGAACATTAATTGGGTTGACCGAGAGACTGACATTACTACTGTTTACCGAACCATTGAAATAGGCTATCTGATTTCCGTTAGTATCTTTGCTTTGAGCATTGAAGCTCTGAGATTTATTAATTTCCATGATTATTTTTCCTCCTTCCTTGATACTGATTTTTGTTTTGTTTCTTCCAATATCGTTTGCAAAATCGAATTTTGCGCTTCCGAATTTGCTAATTTCGTTGCTAGGCTTGTCGCAACTTGCCGCCAATTTATTTTTTCTTGTTCCATATTTTCTCCTAAATAAAAAAGCCTATGTGGCTTTCAAAGTTTTTATTTCGTTTTCTAATTCGGTAATGCGGCTCTCATGGTCAGCCAGAGTCAGATCATTTTCTTTGACGGACAAAGCAATTAATGATGCAAATGAATAAATATCAACACCCTCGTGGCCAGTCATAATTTCGGGAATATAGTATTTTTTAACCTGATTCACATCATCGATGATTGCCGTCAAAATCGGTTTGGTGCCTTCGGTATCATCTTTATAGTTCACCATCTTAATATCCATTTTGTCAAGTTCTTCATGAGCAACAAACGGATAATCACCTAAAATGTTCTTCTTGGAAAGCAATGAATTTTGTTGAATTGGCTTATTGAACCAGAAATGATCAACCGCATTAAAATCTAAAGAATTACCCCCTGCATCGGCAACAATATTATAGGATCCCGTTGAAGGAGATGTTGTGAACCTCAAAAACCTACTGTTGGTTACAACGAAGTCGGTAAAGACATTCCAAGCATCATTAGTAATAATATTTGTTCCATGCTCCATGGTCGCGCCAGCGTACATCATGATAGCAGAACCGTTATAACGACCGAATGACATATACGAATTTGTAGTATCGCCCAACACAGAAAAGTTAAGGCCCTTAGCTGTAGTAGTAGTCCCATTTATATCAACCCAATTTTGAGTAGACATATTTATAACTAGGCTGTCGGTACTAGAAGTAAATTGTAATTTTCTGGCTTGTATATCAAGATTTGAGCCGGTTGTTGACGTTAATACTATATCTGAAGCATTAATCGCAATACGATTTCCATAATTATTCTGCCATTGAGTCTGGAAAAATGTGGCTGCGTTAGCTGTGATTTGATTAGCGTCAATGTTGACAACGTGAGCCACACTGGCATCGATCGTGCCTATCTGGGCCGTACCAATTGATGCATTCTTAATCACAGCCCCATCAAGCCAAGAAGTTCCACTAATCACTGTCGTCGCAGCATTGATAATGAATTTTCCTGTCTGCAGCAGCGTTGTACCAGCCTCTAAATTAAGCTGCGTGATTAAATCTCCTTTTTGTACACGAAGATTAATGTCGTCTTTCATGACCGTAACTTCGGCTTCGGTTGCTAGGTCTTCTGGGGCTGCTGACCAATCCGTTTTAGTGTTGCCAGATTCAATTTTGACTTTACTTGCCGTTGGATATGAAACCCTTAAATAAGCAGATCCGTCTGGGACATTAGAAATAAATGAATTGGTTTGATTAGAGGCACGTACTATAAGCTTTTTATTCGTGTCATAGTAGGCATATCTAAAATAAGAATCAGTCTCTGTCCCACTTGGAATTTTAGAAAAAACAAAGTTTTTTTGTCCTGTGACGGAAATATAATCAGCAGTCAAACTTACGCCATTCCATGCCTGAACCGTGCCATCCATCCCAACCATCATATTAGACACTTCGTTATGCCTAATAACTAAATTCGTGCCACCAACCTTCAAATTATCAAAATCTTGTTGACTGACTTTTGCCTGAATAGCAGTATTCTGCACAGAGAATTGGGCTGTCGTGTAAGTGGCTAATGAACTAACAGCGCTCGACGCTTGACTTGCTTGGCTCATGGCCGTTGCTGCGCTAGATTGAGCAATCGCAGCACTTGAATTTGCAGCTGCTGCCGAACTCATAGCCGTTGCTGCAGAAGAATTTGCACCACCAGCTAACGAATTTGCTGCACTGGCCTGACTATAAGCCAAAGCGGCACTTGATTGGGCCGCAGCTGCAGATGAGTTAGCTGCCGAAGCACTAGACACAGCCAAAGCAGCGGAATTCTTAGCAACAGTTGCATTGCTTGCAGCAGTGGAAGCGACAGTTTCGGTTGCCTTCACAGCAAATTGATTAGGCAGTTGAGCCACCATCGTTTGATAAGTCGAGCTCTCAACTTTATTAGCCAACAGATCAGCTTGCTGCGTTTGATAACTAGAAAACGAGTCATTAGTTACTCGTTGGCTAATTTCAGTCGCTGTTTGAGATTTATCAGTTTGGTAAGTTTGGTTATCTACTTTTTGGCCAACAGATGTCTGTAAACCTGTAATATCTTGATGAACAGATGAGAATTGAGAATCAATATCCTCTGGGGCAACAGAATATGCAGTATCTACGTTTCCATTTTCAAGCTCGAGAAGTTGTGTATCAAGCGTATCGCCTTGGACCGGGTTAATTAACTGGAAACTGAAATAGTAACCTGTTGCATTCGCTGGGATAGTGAATGTGTGTTTAAAATAAGCCCAATCACTAGCATCAGACAAATTTGTATGAGTATCACTACTCCAAGTTGTTCCATTCGTCCCTACCTGTTCACGGATATATAATCCATGTGAAGACGCTTTATAGTAGCCGTGAAAGGTATAAGTGTTACCTGGTATCAGACCATTTAGCCGTGCGAACGAAGGCCCTCCTGTATAACGCACGTATCTTTCATTTGTTGATGCATCAGCTACATAATGTTCACCATCGGAGTCCCTCGTCCTAATAAATCCTGATGTCGGTTGACTAGTTCCAACCAGAAAAGCTGTATTATTAACGGCACTAAGTGCAGTGTTTACCATTCTGTTGACACCACCGACTTGCAAGTTATTAACTTTCGTCACAGTGGCATCAAATCCATCTGCACGCAATTTCAAATCAGCCAAACTTCCATTGGCATTCTGGAACTCACCATCAAAACCGTCAGCTCTGCTTTTCAGTGATGAGATGTCGCCTTTGGCGTTTGCCATGTCGATACTTGCTTGGGAAGCTGTATTTTGCAGGCTCGAAATGTCGCCCTTAGCATTCGCAATATCTAAAGACGTTTGCGAAGCATTTATTTGCAAATCAGCAACCGCACCAGAAGTTGTAGCAAAAGAACCGCGTAAACCAGAGACATCTGTCTTGATTGAAGCAATATCAGAGCCATTTTTTGCTGCCATAGAAGCAGTAGCTGCCAAACTTGACTGTGTGTTCGCTAGGCTGCTTTTAGTCGTTGCTAAGTCACTGGCTGCAGATGAGGCCGTAGCATAAGCACTTGAAGCCTGATTTGCAACTTGAGCGTAACTTGAGATAGCTTGTGAGGCTTTATCAAAAGCACTGTCTGCTTGACTGCCAATAGTAGCTATTTGCGGAGCAAGAGAATCATTCAAGTCATCGGTGTAGGATTTGGCGTCCGAAACAGCAGTGTCAACCTGATCGGTTACCTTTTGTGAAAATGCCTGATAAACATCCAGCACCCATTTCCCAGTACCGTCTGACTGTTTTTGATATATCCATAATTCAACATCATTGCCATTTTTTTTGTACCAAATATCGCCAAATTTAGCATCAGTGGGTTCAGAAATTGTATCGGGCCCATAAATAAAATTGCCGGTCGGGCTTCTCAAACCGAATAAGCTATCCACCTTTTGCTGCAGATTGCCTGTATAGGAATATACATCTTGTGAGGTGGAAGTTTGTTCAGCCGAAGAAACAGAAGATAGGCTACCGTCAAAAGTCATCGTATAAGCATTATTAGGAACGTTAAAACTATTGCCCTGTGTGTCTTTAAGCGCTAGCCAGTCCCCTGCTTCAATAGCTGGATTACCAAACCAATTTAAACTGAATGGATAAAAATTCAAATCCTTAATTGAATCCCAAATCTGATTTAAACGGTTTTGATCCATTAAATCATTCGTGATTTCAATTTGTGAGCCAGAACTGCTACCGGCTTGTAAAGTCACAGTATTGTCTGTAGAATCGCCTGCCGAATCAGTCGTTGTGGTTGTTACCTGACATTGAATGCCGCCAATCACATAAGGTGCTTCATTCTTTGTTAATCCGCCTTGCTCATATTGACTTGGGTCAAGCGTGTAATCAACATCCGTGGCTTGTCTAATCGTGAGTTTTCCGTCACGGTCAAACAATGCAAATCCAGCATAGAATTGCGCTATCCAGCCAATGGCATTTCGATAGGTTTGCCCTGTAATTGCTTTAGGCACATCAATCAAAACCGGAAGTCTAGCAATGTCGTCAATGTTCAAAGGCACGCCAGACAAATTAGCAATTTCAGCAATGACATCAACTACTTTGGCTGGATAAGTCAATTTAGAGACATAATTGCCTTCTAGCAAAGCCATCCTGTCATAGGCCTTAATGGTTGTCGCGTCGTTATTTCTATCCATTTCAATATCGTCAGAAATAACAAATACACCAAGCGGGCTATATTCGAATGTGCTGTCCGGCAGCTTAATGCCAATCTTGGTCGTCACGGTTTGACCCTGTTTTAGGCCTTCCACCAAGTGAATGAATGTGATTGTCACGTTGTTTTCATAAGTGGATCCGATTGCAAAAGTATCACCCGTGAAAGCGCCTGAATCATAAGCAATTGAAGCAATATCAGTGGTGTGATAATCAATGCCGTTAATATTGACAATAGCGTCTAAAGTTCTTTCGGTTGCTTGCCAAGCTGTTTTAGCTTGATCGCTTTGTATAATCAAGTGTTACCTCCTTTCTACTGCTCAATAAAGTCGGCTTCCAAATCAGTCCACACATATTGAGACAGTTGTTCGTTAAACGTGTATACAGGAGCTGTCCGATCACCTACATAAAATTGTTTGGTAACCATTCCGCCGGCCTGTGCATCTAAATAAGTGCAAGAAAAAAACTGCCCGGAAATGGCAGTTAAGATCGCTTTGCATTCCGTAACAGTGAGTGGACCCCACTTAACGGTCAGCTTAATTTTGGAAGCAATCCGGTCACGATGCATGGTGCCATTAGAATCCCTGCTTGCTTTAGCATCGATATCTTGTATGACCCACGTTAAAGTCTGTGGCGATTTAACCTGTGTCCCGCCAATTGCCAAATAATATAGTGTCAATCGCTATCATCTCCTTATAGTTTCAGCATGTTTCTTCCGTTTCTTTGATTAATCGTATTGATACCAGCGATAGCTGCATTGCCAATTGTTTCATTCCCTATCTGAATGGTTAAATGCAGATCGGTTGGTTGATTGTTACTCAAACCATTACTAGACATCTGCAGCCCCTGGACAAGTGCATTAACAATCGTAGAACCTAACTCATTGATACCACCACCACGCACATTGCTAGATTGACCAGCTTGTGTATTTGCCACATCTCCAAAACTAGTTGATTGTGATAAGGCAGTTGGTATTTGCAGGCCAGCACTGAATGTTTCACCCATAAAGGACAAAGCCTGTTGAATGAGCTCAAGTGCCCGAGGTTTATTCGTAAGTGGCAACACAATTTCTGGCTTATCACCTTCCCCGACACGATACAGGCCGTCTTGATCGATAAGACCACCATTTTCATAGCCATGGCCTTGACCTAGATAGCTCAATGAAGAACCATAACGGTTTTTAGCATAAGCAAGAGCTGCCAACAAATTGTCATAGCCATTGAAGATATTTCCGTGACCAGGGAATTTATAGTGATTAAAGGTAGTAGAGATGGTCTGCATCAACCCTTTAGCTAAATCACCTGATAGCGTGTTGACATCGGTATAGCCACCTTGCACGGCTTTTTCGTTGCCACCGGATTCCGTTTGAATCTGGCGCAAAACTTTATTAATCATCGAAGCACTTGTAGATAACCCGTTTTTACGCAAGGCTTTTTCAACATCGTCACGCCAACGGGCAACACCGTGACCTGCAGGTGTACTATTATCTTCATCGTTCTTTTTCTTAAAAGAACTTAGCAAGGATTTGAATGGCGCTGAGATACCTTGAATTAATCCGTTCCCAAGTGCTGGCGCAATGTTACTAATTAAGTCACCTTTGCCACCAGACAGACTCTTTATCGTATCGCCTGCGATACTCTGTAAGGCTTTAACCGGATTGGCAATAAATTTCGTGATTGATTCCCATTTGTCTTTTATCCAGTTACCAAATCCGGAAAGCCAGCCAAAAGTTCCACTAGCAAAATGGTTAATTCCCTTACCTAACAAGGACTTTGACGCTTGATAAGGAATAACCGTCTCCCCGCCTTCGAAATTAACCAGCTGATTTTTTCCATCCAAGACGTGAACGTTTTGTTGATTGTCGATAATGGCCTCTTGCCCGCCACCATCATTAACCATTGCCAAGCCTTTTGGAGCTCCGGGCGTTCCTTTGGCAAATTTAGGAATTAATCCAATGGCTGTTTTAGAACCGCCAAAAGCATGAATGACCGAATCAATCCCTTTAATACCGCTATTGATAAAACCAATTACACCATTCATGGCACTCTTAACGGTACTTTTAATACCGTCCCAGATACTGCCAAAGAAGCTGGCCATACCTTTCCACATCTTGCGCCAACCAGAATCAATACCATTCAAAACGTTTCCGATACTCTTAGAAACCCAATTCCAAGCGCTTGATCCAGTAGATTTGATACCGTTCCAGATATTCCCCCAGAATTTAGATAATCCATTCCAAATGTTCTTGAAGAATGAACCGATTCCGTTGAACACATTCTTAAACGTATCTGAAATCCAGTTCCATGCTTTGGAGCCGCCCGTCTTCATATCTGTCCAGGTATCGATAAAGAATTTAGCAATTGTATTCCATAAATCAATAAAGAATTTCTGAATATCTGTCCAAGCATTCTTCAGCCATTTCATGAAGTCAGACCAGATTTTTTGTCCTGTTTTCGTTTGTGTAAAGAACCAAACCAAAGCAGCTACTAAGGCCGTAATGGCAATAATGACTAAAACAATCGGGTTAGCACTCATTGCCGCATTCCATAGCCACTGAGCGGCAGCGGCCAATTTTGAAGCCTTGATAAAATCATAAATAACCAATCCGGCTTTAAGCAATGCTTCAACACCAATTTTGAAAGTGTAATAAGTCAAGAAAATCTTCATGAACGCTTCAACTACTTTTTGATGTTTATTGATCCAATCAGATATACCAAGTAAAGCTTTTTCTAGTAGACCTAAAGCACCAATAATGACACCACCAGTCCATTTAGCCAACGGCTTCAAGAATGTATCCCATAGCCAAGTAAAAGCCGGCTTAGAAGCATTTATGAAACTTGTCAATACTTTAATTGCCGCACTTAAAACGTCCAGAAATGCGGGCAATAACTTTGAAATTGTCCATCAGGCCAACGGCATTAAGATATTGTCATAGCCCCATTTAAGCCCGTCCCAAATGTCTTTATTCAGTGGCTTTAAAGTAGTCATCAAGCCATCAATTGACTTGTGCAGTGGTGCAAAATCAATCGAAGCAAAAGCTTTTTTCAAAGCCTCAACGGCCTTGATCGCACCATTCGATTGTTGAACCGGTGTATCAAAGTTCAGACTTGGCGTGCTGGCACTAGAATCAGAACTATCAGCTGTTTCCTTGTCTTGAGGCGTAAACGTCTGCAAGGCTTGTTTTGTTGGTGCGTTTAATGAGTCATTGCCATAGCTTGAATCAAGCACATTGATCTCATCAAAGCCCATCAAGGATTCAGCTAATTCCTGATTGGCTTTTTTAGTCTTTTCAAAGGCGTCTTGAGCTTCTTTGTTGGAAGCCGTGATCTGCTTATTGGCTTCCTTGACTTGTGCTGCACCCTCTTTATTGGACTTAGCAATCTGTTCGTTGGCTTTTTTGATGGCGGCTGCTGACGCTTTAGAAGCCGAACCTGTATCGTTCATGGCTTGAACTTGCGTATACAGTCCTTTAGCACCACTTCTGGCAGTTGCTTGGTTCATCCCCGTCAAAGCCGAGACAAAAGAAGCAATCCAGCCCGTTGCTTTGGAAATAGCTGACATCATCGCATTGATGGCCGGTAAGATAGCTGTGTATATCGGATAAAAGGCCGTTAAAAGGTTGACCTGGATTTGATTCATGCTGTTTGAGAACTGTTTATTGGTCATCAAAGCCGAACCAAAGCCTGAAGCAAGATTCATGATGCCTTGATAAAGCAGTCCATAAACAACCAGCATGGCCGGTAAGAATTGGATCTGTCTGATTAATTCAGTCATGGCCGAACGTGAACGCTGTGTTCCTGATGCCATTTTGCGCATCGAACTATCACCATCGTTACCGGCCTTTTTCATGCGTGAACTCATCGAGTTCATCGAATTACCCATCTCACGCATGGAAGAAGACGACTTCATGGCCATATTGGACGAATCGCCCAACTCGGTATTTAACTGACCGACAACCCCTTTCAAAGCCTCGCCACGATCTGAAACATAGGCATAGGACTTGTTTAGGCCGTCGTTAGAGCTTACGAGCTTGGCAATTCGATTCTGAACCGTGGCCAAGCTGCTTTCTAATTTGGCACTCTGTTTGTCCAAGGCTGTCGAATGGCCCATATCGTCAATCGCAATCCCGACTTCCCGATACCTTGTTTTCAAAGAACTTAACGTCCGCTCTAATCCATTGATTTGAGCTTCGTTTCGATCCATTGCTGTCGAGATTTGATTTAATGATTCGGGAACTGCACTAAACTCGCTTCGCATTGATTGCGCAAGAGCTTTTGCCTGTGTTTGATAACGGATCATTTGAGCGTTTGCACTGGCAACTTGGCTGTCAATTTTAATGCCTTGACTACCGGATTGCTGTGCCATGCTTAATGAACTCTTTTGATTCATCAAATCGTGCATTTTAGCTTGAGCGGCTTTGGCTTGGCTCATCTTGGCATTGATCGTTTGAACAACGCCATCTAAGTCTTTAGATACTTGCGTTTTGGTACCCGTAAACATCTTGCCGGTCGCCTGTCCGATTTTGTCCGAACCTTGACTGGCTGTATCTGACATACGACTGAAATATCCGCCCAGTTTCTCGTTCATTTGAGAAAGCTGTGTTGAGACCTTATCAATACCTTTTGAAATATTCAGGGCATTTTCAGTCTTCTCCATGCCGGACTTGGCTGTATCAGCTGTTTTGCCTAAAGCCTGCTGAAAAGAACTCTGCAATTTATCCAGCATCGGCTGTATTTGAGCTGTATTGACTTTAAATAAGACTTCCAGTTCTTCTAATTCCATGTTCAACCTCCTTTCATCTTTTTATCTGATAATCACTTTTTGAACTTGTTAACCTGCTTGACACGCTGGCTTTGCTGCATGAGTAGCAGTTGGTCTTTTTTCCAATCAGGGATTGTCTCTGCTGCTTTCGGCTGTTCTTTTAAGAATGGATAGGATTCTTCAGCGGTCGGCATTTTAGACGGATCATTTAAAGCAAAAGCCATTAATTCAGCCTGCTTATGATCCATCAAAGCCCTTGATTTCATATCCTGCAGCCTGTTTTTGTTATTAGCTAACGCCTGCACCATGATCTCTTCAAAATTCATTTCCCAAAACTGTTCGGCATCGATACCGGATTGAACAGCAATCGGATAAATAGCCCTTAAAAGTTCGGAAACCGTGTCATATTGCTCTTTTACAGTAGGCTGTCCGGTTGTGTCGGAACTGCTTCTAGGGTCGGCTGAGATTCCGAAACTGTCTGTAAATCCGCCTTCTTGCCTCCGAAAAAACCTGATTCCTGAAAAAGATCAGTTAAAACGGAGAATAGGTCCATTGGCGAATGGCCTTCTGCATAATATTTATCGAAAGCTTTAAAGATCGCTTCGTCAGAAATACCGTGTGTCTGGTTAGCGCCTTGTAAGACAATCAGCATTTCGTTAAGTGGCGGCAATTTCATTGAGCCATCACCCGACATAAACAGACTCATCATGGATTTTCCCAAACGCTTTTCAATATTTAAAATGTCTCGGCCTGTTAATTTGAGTTCAAGTGTCAAGCCGCCGAAATCGATTGTATTTGTTGCTTTTTTAACCATGTATTTCTCCTAATTTTTTGTATAAAAAACAGGCTTCTCAACCTGTCAGGGCGTGTATAAGCCGCCTTCGCTTCAATTTTTTAATTAAGCACCTGTTGGCGCAGGTGTAAAGTCTGGACCATCTGAAACAACGATCGAGATCGTGAAGGTAATGGCGCCATTGACGGCTGCATTTTGAACAGTCAGCGTAAATGATCCCGTAAAGGTAGCTTTCATGCCATCAGGATAGGTAATCTGCCATTTGTACTGAACACCATCCCCATCTTTTGGAATCAAAGCACTAAAGTTAACGCCTTTATAAATCACGTTAAAGGCTAAGGTTGCCGCTGCAGCCAGTCCAGATACGCTTTTGCGTTTAGTGTCCGCAAGCGAGGTCACATCAATCGAATCAGGTGCAGCACCGATGTCGGGTGTTGTTTGAATACCGGCCACATCAGTGAATGTTGTGCCATCAACTGACCAGCCTAGTATCGTACCAGTAGCAGCCAAACCAGCACTGGCATCGACTGTCGCAAAACGCTGTAAATTAATTTTTCTCATAAATCATCCTTTTTGGTAAACACGAAATTGACTGTTATCAACTGTGCCAGTGAAACGAATCACTGTTCGGTTGGCACCGTTCAAATCTTGTGTACCGGTTGTATTTAAAAAGCCCATCGCACCAAATAGTGAGATGAGCTTATTAGTTAGAGCAGTTAAACTGCCATAGTTTGTAAATAAATCAATCGTGATCGTCCAATCTGTCTGAATTTCCTGCATATCGCTATCTACAAAAGCTGATGTATGCGAAGTTTGATAGACAGCCGTTGGATATACAGCAAACGTATCGGGATAATTAGTCGTAACGGCTTTAATATCAGGTACAGACATCAATGTTTGATAAGTGATAGCCGCCATGTTGATAATTGTCATGAACTGCCTCCTAACTTTTCGTGCAAATCTTGCTGAACACGATTTTTAATGATCGTTTCCGATTCATCTTTCACTTTGTGAATGGCAGGTACCATAAACTGCCGAGCCGGCTGACCATTTGTCCGGTAATACTCTTTATCACCAAATTTCATTTTCGGCATGCCATAAAGGGCTGTTAAATCGCCCTCCACTTCATCGACCGGTATAAACCAAGGTGTCTGGCGGTAAGCAATGCTTTGTCCAAGTGGCAAGTCCTTATAAGATTCCTGCCCATGAATTCCAGTTCCGAGTTCTCGGTAAGCGCTAATGGGGCTGTCAGACCATAAACGACCTACAACATTGCCATCTTTATCGACGACTTCATATTTCAAGCTGCGGGCCAATTCGCCAGTGCCATGTTTCACACTTGATTGCAATTCACGCACGGCATAGCCTTCGGCTTTTTCTACAATGTCATAATTGGCATTTTTGATTGAATCATGCAAAATGCCGGGCAATCGTTGCAGCTTAGCACGCAGTCTATCCAATCCTTTAATCTCAATATCAGCCATTAGTACCACCTTGATCACGTTTTTCTAGCGTGATGTTTTTGTGTGTGCTAAATGTCTGAATGGCGTTGATTAAATAATCTGGATCGCTATCTTTTGAAACATTCAGACAAACGCCCCAGTTTTCATTGACGCCTTCCGTAATCAGGTTCCCTTGATACTTACCAGCCTTAATGTACTTAAGCTGCTTACCCCAGATTTGTGCATTGACAGCACCGCCTGCTGCTTGAACAGTCATTTTAATAGCAACCGGAGTACCCCAGCCAGGTGGCAAATTATGGCCTTCATCATCTTGGCCTATGATTGGTTCACGTAAGTAAACAATCTGCTGACCATTTTCACGAAGTCTCATAAAGTTCCCCTGTGTTGGCTATCCGGTATTTAGCTAAGCTATGCCTGATTTCAAGTGGGATTCCTGCTTCAAAATCTTCCGTGACACCACCTTCGATACGTGCGGTACTTCCTTCTGTGCCATTCCGGTTATAAGCAATAATGGCTAATTTTTTAGCATAGACAGCCATATTGCCAATTGGCTTATCTCGGTTAGTGTAGTCAAGAACCTGAGCTAAGCCATCTATGAAATAGTCAGTCGCTTGATCGGCAGTGATGCCTAAACGGCTGACTAGTGATTGAATTTGTGCTGAATTGTCCATGACTACCTCCTGATTAAGCGATTACCTGTGCTTGGAAGACCTCGTCACGTGCAGCAAAGCTTGGCAAAGCAGTTGCAGCAGCCAAAGAGAATGTGCCTACAGGATCATCGCTTGACTTATAAACTTTTGCAAAGACGTTTCCAACATCACTAGCACTAATGTCAGTACCAGCAATGGCAGAGACTTCGTCAGGTGTTGGGCCAAATACCTTTTCACCGATTGGGTCATCATTCATCAAGACAATACGATTTTCTGGGAAGTAGCGTGTAGCAGTTTTTTTACCGTTAGCTCCTTCCTTGTCATACTTGTTGTCATAAGTACGGATAATAGGCAAATTGTGCATCTGCATAAAGGCATCAAAATCATTTGAGCTAAGTGCACGAGTCGTTGTCCCATAAACAGCTTGCAGAACCTTAGCGTTAGTCGTGATCAGACGATAAATCTTAGTTGAAGTCAAGGCACGAGTTGCTGGAATATCCAAAAGATCAGACCACGCTTCCAAAGCGCCCAAAATATCCAAGCTAGTGTTGTCACTATCCCAAGTGATATTGTTTGTACCTGATTTAGTCATATCAGCTTGGTGTGCAGCTGGAACATGATAGTCAGCACTGTAAACATGGTCTTCATCGATTACTTTCCCAGTGGCTAAAACGTCCATAGACATCTTTTCAACACGAGACAGGATGCTTTGAACCAGTTTCTCAATGTCGTTATAAACATGTTGCGTTAAGGAATTTTGTTCGGCTTGATCACGAGGATTAGCCAGAGCGATCAATTCTTTCTCACCAATTCGCAACTTACGCTTGATATAAGCCAGCTCTAGTGAGAGCTTGCTTGCTGAACGACTGCCAATCTCGGCTTCTGCGTCAAACGCTGAAAACGAAGCAATCGTTGGAATCGGTGTGTCTCTGAGCAATTCATCAAGTTCAAGTGATTCAACTCGACGTGATGGGAACAAGCTATCGCCTAAGTAGGGCTTGTAAGTTCTATTAGACGTGTAATCCAAGACCTCTTTTTGTGAAAATAGGTCTGCAATATCTGCAAACCTTTGTAAATTAATATTCTTCATGAATCCTCCTATTATCCTTGTGGTTGTGCTGCTGCTACATCGGCTGCATCTTTAAAGTGGATCGTTGTCAAAGCTGTGACAGCTGCTGTCGTTGGTAACACTGGCAATCTCAAACCAAATACCCAGCCTTCTCTTACGATTGGCACAAGTTGAGTGCCATTGGACACATCAACTTCGTTCAAAGTGATACCTTGAGCGCTTGCATCGTTAGTTGGAAATACTGTGCCGGCTGGGATCACTTTGTGACCGAGTTCGTCAGTTTGCACAGCATAACTTGTTGCGTCTACTTTGTCGGTAAACGAAATAAAGTGTTCGGAAGCCAAGAAATTAACTTGGTTAGCATCCACATCTTGTGAAATATACATAAACTTCTCCTTTTATTTAATCGTCCAAATAGAATCTTTGACGACTGCTTTTTTGTTTGCTTTTTCAGCTAAGATCTGACCGACTGACTTTTGTGCGCCACTGCCTGATCCGCTAGGAACATTGGATGAACCAGCTAAAGCCTTGTCAACACCGACTTTTAACGCTTCACGAAAGCCTTCAGTTACCGTCTTGTAAGTAGCGTCCAGATTATCTGTATCAGCAAATGCCGGTGAGAATGCTTTGGCCAAGCTAACAGGTAAACCATCTTCAGCTAACTTGTTCGTGATATTGGCACGATTTTCCTTGATCGTGACTTCCTTTTCACGTTCATCTAGCTTCGCTTGACTTTGCTTGAGGTTATAAGCAGCCTTTTCAGCGTCGGTCATCTTGTCATAAGACTTTTGATCATTCTGTTCTGACTGCCACTTGGCTTTTAAGCCGTCAATTGACTTGGCAAAGCGCTTGTCATAAGCAGAATCCAAGAAATGAGTTAAATCATCTTCGGTCTTAAATGACTTAAACGGCTTATCTTCTTCATGAACCGGTGGCGTAACAACTGGTACTGGTTTACCAGCTGGGTCGCCACCCCCAGCATCTGGATCCTCTTCGGCAAATCTTTGCAAATTTAACAAAACATGTTTCATAAAATTTCCTCCTAGCTCGCATACATCTAATTCACTCCACAAAAAAAGCACCTCATACAGGCTGACCCGCATACGATGCTTGATTATTAGTTGGAGTAGTTAAACCCACGCACGCTATTTATTTGCCCAGTTTATGACGGCATATGACAGGCCGTGTCATCATTTATGATTATTGATAATTTCTTCCCAGTCCTGGTAAGTTTTGCCTTGCTGCAGTTGGAAAGTTTCACCGGTATTCGGATTATTTGCTGTGCGTGTGCCAGTGTATGGACTGCCAGCATAGTAAGCAATGGCTGTCGTTCGACAATTTGGATGCATGGGCGCCAAATTGACACCTACTTTTGCCTCACTAACTTTAAACACACGACCGTCAATGTTTCGACATATAGTCGAGGTTCGGTTATCCAAAACAGCCACTAACTGATATTCCTTAACGTTGTGTGCTTTCCACCCATCTAGCTTAGTCTGATTGTGAAAGTAATTCGCCTCAGTTCTAATCAAGCGCTTGGCATTAAATATGCCCGTATTAAACTCTTTTTCAATTGCCAATGACATATCATGTTCAGTCATGCCGGACATCGCCTGTGCCGTAAATAATTCGTCCAAACGAGTGGCCAATTGATCTGTGTTATGCCAAATACGCTGTGAATAGTTCTTGCCTAAATAGTGCTGGTCCAAAGCCTGCTTTACATAATCGCCAGACAATTGCTTAAAAGATGTGATCGCTTTATCAGGCAGGGCTTTGACTGTCGTGATCGTCTTGCCAGTCTCTGGATTGACAATCTTAATCGTCTTATCGGCCTTGTTTAATTCGGGTACATAACCTTTTTCATACAAGTGAACATCTTGAGTGACATCCCCGATAATTCCTTCGGCATTGGCCTGATTCCATGCGTCTTGAATAACTTTCGTGTATAAGTCAGTCGATTGGCCGATTTCAACACTGGCTGCCTGTTTGACCGATATATAAGCCTTGGCTTTCAACTCTTCAAGTTGTGTGATCCGACCCTTTGCAGCCATTGCAGACAAATAATCTTTGACCTGCTTTTTTGATTGAGCATCGGTCATGTTTTTTGTCAAAGCGTTTAACGTCACCAATTCACTCGGGCTGATTGTTGTATTTAAGATATCGGCGATTTGATCGGCTGTGTACTGGCCATTGCCAAAATAGCGCTGATAAATGCCATTAACCTGATCAGTCAGATAATTCTGCGAACGGACATAAGCTCGTGTGATCGTATCAACTTTGCGATTGGCCTGATCGTGACTTTTCTGTTCATTTCTGACTGCCCTCAATTGCCAATAGGTCAGTTTGTCTTTATCGGACACGCTGCACTCGTTCTAACATCACAGTCAAGTTCTTCGGATAGCTGCCGGCAATTAAAGTCAATGTCTCGATTAAGCTATCAATAAAACGCTGATCGCCAACGTTTTGAATATCAGCTGTTAAGTCATATTGACTGCCATCGTCAATCACATTTGCTTTGGTCAAGCCACGAGCCGTGTGGTCCAATAAAACTGAGACAGCACTGCAAACAATATCTTGACCATAATCAGCAAAACCCGCATGACCAGTGGCAATTAAGCGAATTTGTTGCTTATTTTTTAGTATTTTGATTTGGATCATTGGCTTTGTCCTCGCTATTCGATGATTTATCCGTGTTATAAGGCGGTTGATCAATATTTGCACCAGTGTCATCCGTTAAGGCTGCTTGGTTGGTTTTAATGTTATCAACCGTCTGCTGCTTCATCTGATCGATGACTTCTTGAGGACTATCAGCACTCGGCAGCCAGCTATAAGTAATCGTGCGTGGAATCACACCATCAGCGTTTTTAATGTTGGCCACAATGTCGGTTAAATTAACCGGAATGTTCGGCGTAAAAGTGATCTGGCAATCGGAAATATCAACCTTTTGCCCTTTGATTGTCAATACATGCTGCATTAAAGACAATCGTTTTCTCAGACCTTTAGCCATGTAGCTGGATTTGATCGAGAGCAAGTTGCCCATCGCAAACAACTTGTATTTCATGGCTTCTCCGCTGACGTTGCCCATAAAGTTCTCATCGTTCATATTCGGAATGTAGGAAATCTTATGGATATCATTTTCAACGGATTTAGAAAGAATTTCGATTTGTGTTTCATCAAAATTCTTTGTCAGCCATTCCACAGAAGCACCATCTTCACCTTTGCCAGGTGCGCCATTGATCATGCCGTTTTTAATACTTGAACCCGTGTCCTTATCTGAATCAAGCGTAAAACCGTAAACGACCAGCAAGGCATCAATAAAATCCTGCTTATCGGTAATGCGGTCTGACTGCAGGGTATTGTAGTCATCGATTGAGGGAATAACCTGTTCAAAATCCCCTTGTCGCTCTTCATTATTGCGATATTCAACAACCGGTACATCCCCAAAATAGTGTTTCTCGACTGTTTTATCGGCATTGTTATCAAGTTCATCCCCCATTGAGGTTCGATACTGAATCACGTTCTGACGTGTATAAACAGTTATCAGACAGCCATTTTCATAGCCTTGCAAGTTCCTTTTCTTCTGCACGTAAATGGCAAACAAAGGATTGTGCTCAACTGTATCATCGGTCACCATGACAATGGCACGCGGGTCGATCTTCTCAATTCTGATCTGGGTATCCGGTGCTTGATCTGTGCCGATATTCTTCAAATAAATCAGCTCATCACCAGCGCCAAAAACGGATAGATCCTTCTCTAATTCCGTATCATGCGACTGAATATCAATCGCCTTTAAAGCATCAATAATCGGCTGAATCAAGCCTTTTTTAGACGCGTAGGCAATCGGATTGCCAACTGTAAAACCCGTGGCCATGTCCGTAATGTATTTGGCATGGTTCACAACAGTCCGATTGTTGGATGAATGCTGATTATTAGTCATCGTATGCTTTAAGATAGCTTGCTTGCCATCATAATAATCAAATAATTTCTTCAGTCGACGGATCGCTTTTTTGTGTGTTGAAATCGCATAATTCAGCACATCTAAGCTTGGATCGTTGACATTTGCTAGTAAACTTTCGTCAATTGCTAAACCCATTTAATCATCTCCTTTCCGTTAGTTGTTGTATAGATTAATTCGCTTCGTAATTGAAACGATTTGCTTTTTAAAGATAATCATGTAGACAAAATATCTCATGGCATCACATGCATGATCGTGTTGTTTAACCGGTTTATCCTCACCACGTTCGGAAGCTTTATCATCCCAAATGTAAGAAGCCAATTCTTTGAACAGATTCTTGCATTTCCTTGTAAAAAGTATCTGTCCGGTATTCATAGCTGTTTGTGTCGCACGTATACCGTCCAACACGTCATTTTTAGCTTTGATAACTGTCCGGCCACGCTTTTTGAGCAGTGTAATAAAAGAGGCAGCACTCGGATCGACAATAATTGTTGCCTTGATACTGCCTAAGAATTTGTCTAAATCATTTGCATACTGCTCATCTGTACGCTGATGCTGGGTGGTACGGCCTGAATAGTAATACTCGTCCAAACAGTACCAGACGCCGTTAAAAAGACCCCACAGCAAGAAAACTGTAGGGTTTAAAGTCCCGTAGTCGCAAGACACATAGTATTTTTCATAAACTGCGTCATCAGGTGGATCAACTACCATGGTGTTCTCATCGAAGTTATCGTAAATAATACCTTCGGACATGACCCACAAACCCAAGATATAACGCTGATAAAAGACGCCTGAATACATCCGCTCAAAGCGTTCTCTGATTGCTTGTGACAGTGATGGATTATCCGACATCGTAAAGTGAATACGAATAGCCTTGTGCTTATCTAGCTGATCAAGGTACTCGACTTTAAACCAGTGGTATGGACCAGCCGGGTTGCAATTAAACCATAACTTAGAACCATCAACAGAACATCTAGCAGTTGCCTGGTTGACAAACGATTCAGGCATCAAAGCCACTTCATCAAAAAAGAACCCAGCCAAAGTTATACCTTGTACCAAGTCCTGACTCGATTCATCTTTGCCGCCAAAGAGAAAGTAGTAGTTTGTCTTGCTGCCTTTTGTGATCACTAATAAATTTTCTGTACGTGAGTCGTGTACGGTGTAACCACGGCTTTCAAGCATGGATTTGAGTGGTCTTACAACGTTTCGCCTGAGTGATCCAATCGTCTTACCGGCAATACCAAACTGCTGGTTGCTAAAAGTATGCATCGACCACAGCACATAAGATAAAGACATGATGACCGTCTTGCCAGCACGCACAGAACCATCTGCGATGATCGCTTCTTTATCTTTGGTGCCAGCATAACGCCACCAGGTCAACACTTTTAACTGCTTAATAGAAAAAGGATCGAAGTGAAATTTAGTGCGATGCAAACGAAAATCAAGTTTCATCTTCATCACCATCTTTCCAAATATCGCCCATCTTTTTATCGATTGCTGTTATAAAACCATCATCGCTATCATCTTTGACTTCTGGTTCAGGTAGGCGGTCAAGCAGCTCTTTCATGGCTTTTTGCTTGTCATACAGCTCGACTACAACGCCATCTTTGCCAATGTGTACCGACTTGATCAAACTGGTGTCAAGGCCGTTTTTATCCTTTAACTGCACCCATGAATTACGGTATTTAACCGGATTATCATCAGTATCTAACTTGACGTTACCTGCTTCATCTTCGGCTAAAACATCGTATTTACCAAAGTCTAGGTAATCGCCGAGATTAGCCGTAGCTTGTTTAGCGAACTCTTTTAGAATGTCATTAGCCGTCAAATATAAGTCGGCTGACTGCTGCTGTTTGAGTTCGGTTAAAAGAGATTTAACGTTAGCATTCGCAAGCATTCTAGATCCGTTTGTGTGTGCCGTATCATAATCGACTTCATAAGCTTTTCGATATGCCCATGTAGCGTTATAGCGTTGCAAATAGTACAAACAAAAAAGCCGTTGCTTTTCAGTTAATCCAGGGCTTTCATCTATTTTCTGTGCAACGCTTTTTGCAACAACTTTGCGTTGCGTTGCAACACTTTTAGGCCATCCGTTGCGCGCCTTCCATGATCTAACAGTGGAGAGCGATACCGCGTACTTTTCAGCAATGTCTTTATACTTCATGCCAGCTAAATAATCTTGTTTAGCTTCTTCTTGCTTTGTCACATCTATCGCTCACCCCCTTTCAAATAAAAAAAGAGCCCTTAGACTCTTAATTCTCTTCTAGCTCTTTCTGTCCTAGCCTCTTTGGCAGCTTTTCGATTAGCTAGCCTTGATAAGACGATCAGAATATCTTGATAATTGTTGACATCTACGAATAGCCCAACCCCTTCTAATTTTAAGAAGTCTTTGACGATTTCCCTTTCAGTCTCACCGTACTTTGATAAGTCCATTTCCATGAATGGCTCAAGCTTGCCGTCATACGCTTCATAGATTTCATATTTATCAGTTTCTCTTACGTAGAATGCCATTTTATCTTTTGTCATTTTCTTATCTCCTTGTGGCTGATCGCTGTATCAACCTTACAAGAATAAGTATAAGGGAGTGTTTATATATATACAACCCCTTATATGAATTTGTCATACAATTGTAATAAACAACCCCTTATAATTAAATTAAGGAGGAAACATGACAGAATCAATTAATAAAACACCTGAGAGTGTTAGAAAAGCTGTAGAAAGGTATCGTGCAAAAATGACACCAGAAGAACGCTATGCCAAAAAATTAAAGTACAGTGCCAATACATATATTAAAAAGCATGCAACAGTTGAAGATCTTAAAAAGATTCAGATTCTTGTCACTGATCGACTGAATGAACTAAGCAAGCATTAATTATCCGCACGCAATTCATACTTCCACGTTGCCATGTTGTGCAGCTCCATAAAAAAATCAACCTCAGCTAAGTGAAGAAAGTGCTTAGCTTGGTTGATTGATGGTGTGCGTTTGATGTGGCATTTAAAAGCTGATTGCACATAACAATTATTTGCTGTGTCATATAAGACTAATAAGCCTTTTACATCACCGTGATCTTTGCCGTATCTATCTGCGTAAATCATGGCACGCCACCTATCTTAAATTGTGATAATTGATTTTTCATTTATGTATTTTTGTAATCTAATTGTAACCTTATAAGGTTGTATACATCCTTTAAAGGATGTATACTATTCTTTGTTGATAAGGAGATAAGGAAATGACAGAAATTGATTTTACAAAAGCAGAAGCACAAGGATGGGTTCGCTGGACGAAAGGCGATAAAGACCGTTTATACTTTAATATAGATAAGAATGGTGCCCTTGATCTTGGGTACTACAAAAGCGGAAACATCAACTTTTCTGAGTTACAAGGCGAAAAGATCAGCCATGCAGAAGCATATAAGCTTCTTAGCGAAAAAGTTTATTTCGACTTAAATACCGGGAAAATGGTTGCCGACGATTCTACTGAAGCCGACACTATCAAAGAAATTGCCGAAAATTCTTTAAAAGAAATTAAAGTTGAAGAAGTTAAGCCTGAAGCTAAAGAAGTTGAAGTTGAAGTTGAAGTTGCTGAAACAATCGAAGGTATCACAGGAACTACGCTTAGCATGGATCTAACCGGAAAAAACGGAAAAGATGTTGATAGGCTCTCTGATTTATTTAGTGACGCTGTTATGAGCCAAGCTGACTATGACAAACTGGTCGATATCTGGAACTTGCCTGCAAGTGATACAGTCGAGCATATCTTAAAAGGTCTTAAGTCGGCCGGGCTGATTGAAGGTTACAGTATGAAGGATTCCTTGTGATTATCGATACAGACAAAATTGCAGAACTTCTTAAGTCACATATAAGCCAGTATAAAATTCACAAAGATACTGGCTTTAGCCAAGGAAGCTTAAGCGATCTGCGACATGGCAAAACAAAAATTGAAGATTTGACAGTTAAAAATGCCACTAAGTTGGCGAAATATTACGATGAAATTCATCATGCCTAACCGACATCAAAACTTAGTTGGTCGTGTCTACCATCACTTGACCGTGATTAAAGATGACGGTGCCCGTGGAAAATCCAATGCAGTCATGTGGCTATGTCTATGCGATTGCGGTCGATATACCCATGTCAGCACAGCCATGCTTAACTCCGGTGAGATTCAAAGCTGTGGACATACCCATCTAAAAAACATACAGCCATCAGAAAAGCGCCACTTATCCCAGCTGAGTGACCGACTACCAAAAAATAATCATACTGGCGAAAAAAACATCTCAGTTGCTTATCGATATGGCAAGCAAGTCTATCGTGTTGCGATCATGTATCAACGGCACCAACACAGTGGCTTTCGTCATACGCTGCCCGAAGCCATCAAGCTAAGAGAAAAGTTAAGACATCAGTTTTGGCCTGGATATTAAGCTCATAGTTTATAGACATAGTAGCTTTGGTCATAACGCCAAGGGTATGAATTGAACATACGACACCGAGTGCTTCAAACTCGTGCTCTCCCAACTGAACTACCACGGCATGCATACTAGCCATCATTGACTGCCGAACTATTGGCTGTGCAGACTGCACTCTGATTAAGCATTTACGTGCACCAGTTTTGAAACGAGTGTGCTCTCGTATTGGCGTTCGTGTAACCTACGTTTAACTGACAGCAATTAAGCACAGTACCAACTATGTATGCTGCGTTTACCGACATGACAGCTTTCGTCTGGTTTGATTAAATGGTTTTCCTTCCATGCGTATATACGTTGTATATACATTGTGTTGTTAGATGTAATGAATATCCTTTAAGTCCGTATCACTAAATTCAATCACTTCCATTTTTCGTGTGTTGCCAACAAAACCATTTTTGTATTCGTACTGGTCTTTAGGCTTAAACGTGCTTACCTGGTTGACTAGCACACCTATTTGGTCAGCCTGCTCAATTGTGTGCCGATGACCTAACAAAGCCATTCTAAACGTTGATTTAGCCCAGATTAAGGGGTATTCTTGTGCGAACAATTCAGATGTTTTCGGCTTAGCATAATTTCCGTGCATGGCAAATATTCCTACTGACTTACCCACAAGAAACGCATTCCTAAAATCAACGTGATCGGGTATATCCATATCAGGATATTTAAAACGAAGCATTTCATTAAAACCGATTGATGAATCTTCATCGTGGTTACCTAGAAAAGCCCGATAATGAAATTCTTTAGAACGCTGGTAACCAGCTTCCAAAATCGGAAACATAAACTTTTCAGCATCAAAAATAGACTGCCGATAGTCAACGTGATCAATCAATGTACCAGCAGTTGTTTTTGATGTTTCAAAATCGTCTGAATGGATTAAGTCATTGAGTTGAACAATCCATATCTGTTTCCAGCCACGATGAATTAGTTCCAATAATTCTTGCTGCTGCTTAATCACGTCTTCATAGTGTGTCCAGCCAAAATGGAAGTCTGAACAAACAATGACTAAATTTCTATCCGACGAAATGGGACTTTTGATTAACTTGATCGGATCAATTTTTTCATTGAATAGTTTGATTAAGTCATCGGTCGATAAGTCTGCAGACGTTTTTGGCTTAGCTGAAAACTTAATCTGGTGATTCCACATCGTCAGGCCATCGGAATTAGTCACTGACCAATCGTTATTAGTCACATTTGACAGCGTCCATTCAGACGGTTTATAGCCACCAAACTTTAAAATATCTTTCGGCGTTTTCTTGGAACGGTGTTGAAAATCAGCGAACTTCAAACTGAAATTAAGATTATCGATATTGCCGTTTTCGTCATAATCTGCTTTTGACTGAAAGTCTTCTTTTCCGTCTGGCGACTTATCAAACTTGTACTTGCCACGCTCGAAGTCATTTAAAGCATGATTAACAGAGCTCGCAGAAATATATGTATTAATCTGCTTACCGATTTTTTTAGCAATGGCTGGATATGCTAGGCCAGACGAACGTAAGGATTTTGCTTGGTTTAATAATTCTGGTGTCCACTTCATGAAATAAGCCACCCGAAGATAAATGAAAGCAACCAGCCAATGAACAAGCCAGTCCAGAAACGGCTATGTAGTTTTGTTTTCAGGCGCAGGTTTTCAAAGCGCAGATCTGAATTTTCATTTTCTAGTTTGTTCATAAAATCTCCATAAAAAAAGAGCTGATTATTTAATCAACTCTTGTAGTAAATCTGGTCTAAATCCTGACCAATTATCTGTGCCTGTATCAACATGCGTGTTTTTTACTTCACATAGACAAAAGATTGTGGAGCATTTTTTATGTTCTTATTGATGTCTTTCAATGTTTTAGGGGAACTGTATTTGATTGCCTGAGATATTTTGATCGCATAAGCATTTTTCTTCTCAAGAAAATAGTTGAAAAAATTCTTTTGAGATATTCCAGCAGATTCTTTGGTTGTGTCCCAAATCTCTGAAGGTGATCCTTTTAAAACATTTTCTATTTTAAACTCTCCAATAACCAGTCCCTCTGGCATCGTTGAGTAGACAATGACAGAATCAACATCCATTCTAGAAAAAATAACTTTTCGATATTCAAATTTTTTTGTACCGTTAAATATCTTATTTGCATATTCTGGTTTAATTGACAAAATAATTTTCACTAACATCACCTAATTCGAGTATCCTATCAAATTGTGTATCTGATAAGCGATCTATCCCTATTCTTCTTTCTGTATCAATCACATTATTGTCAATTAGCATCTGTCTTGTAGGATATTTTTTGAAAGAGAAATTATAAAGGAAACGAATTACCCAAGGATATCTTTGAGAATGCCAAAGATTCTCCAATTCCGAATCCGCAAAAATAGATTGTCCTTTTAAGTAACTGACAAACATATCATAATTATCAAAATCTGATATGTTTGTTATTTCTTCAACCGTTCCAACTGTAGAAACAACCGATCTAAAATATGCAGATCCTTGGATATCAGTCATTCTATAGACAACCACTAAATCGTTTCTGTGAAGATTTATTGCATTAGAATTTCCAGACAAATAAATCTTTTCGACATTGTTGAAAGGGGTATTGTCCGCAGGAGTCAAAGACCTTTCCGTCGCCAGCCTGGATTCACTAAACATTCTTTTATGATATTCGGGAGCAATTGGTAGTAAATACTTAGATGCTAAATCAGTTTTAACAAATGGGAATCCACTCACAATATCGTACTTCCCATTGTCTGGCTTAAATTTTTCCAGCACTACTTCGTTTCCCTTATTGCCTGCTTTGAAAAAACCAAATCTTAGAAGCGTTTTTTCAAGATCGTCGATATCTCGAGCAACTCGCTCATAAAGTGTAACGTAAATAAATCCAAGATTCTCACTATCTTCCACAAAGCGTCTCAACGCAATTGCTAAAAGCCTTTTCCCTAAACCGGTCCCTCTGTGAGAGGGATCGACCTTAAACGTGCCAATTTTTATTCTTCGTCCCGCTAAGAAAGGGTCAAAGCTAGTATCTAAGTCATCTTCTAATTTTAAATATAAAAAAGCCGTTACTCGGCCATTGTTGTCACGTGCTATATAGGCAGAAGCTCCACTCTCCTGCTTTCTGCCAAACCAATCTCTAAAATCGTCATAATTATCTTTCAAACTATCAAAAAAATGATCATTCAAATCTATCTCGGAAAAATTTTGGACTCTTAAAATGTCATTTGTTCTCATAACAACAACAGCTTTCAACTATAAAATTATTTCTATGCTTCAATCATATATTTTTTAGTCAAAAAAGATACATAAATCACTTTTAATATTACCGCCGTCTCAATCAAAATAAAAACCAGCACACGGCTGGCCTTATCTTTAATCCTTCGACTCTATCAATATACAAAATATTTGACCTACATAAGTTCTGCGTTTGTACTATGTTTGTAAGCTTTTTTAGAATAGACATGGAAATCATCGTCCCCAAGATAGCCATCTGCAAAGTAATATAGTGCCTTATTCATATGCTCATTAGCTTCCGTCCGGCTTAAGTGGTGCATCTCAGCAATATCACTCCACAAGCGCTCATGATAAATATTATCAATGTAGTAGCTGATAAACAGACGCCGATATTTCAATGGCATGGCTCTAATCGCATTCACACAGGCATCAAGTTTGCTTTGTGCTTCCAAACGCCTGGCCAGCTTGTTTTCTTGTGAATTACCAGCTGATGGCGACTTAGGCATGTCCGACCAAACGGAAGACTTGAGATCATCGGTTGAAGAGCCTGCCTGAGTGACCAGACGCTCGAACTTGCTGGGACGATTATGCACGGCTTTAAAGAAAGAACGAACATTTTCAATCGTGGCTTTCTCATCTAGTTCGGCGAGCAAACTTGTCTGTTCCATCGGTACTCCTTTCATTTGATTTTGTTGATAACGATTCTGACTTGTTCTTTGCCTGAATTGAAATGCTTTGTAATCGTCGACTTGGTAATTAAATTATCATCAGGAACGACTTTTGCTTTGACCAGCGTATCTGTTAAAGCTTTAAAGACATTGTCGATATCTGCTTTAGGGTGCAATTTGAACCAGGCTTCATAACTGAACTCATACTCCCTGGCATCCTTGGTCTCAGCATAAATAGCTTGCCAATCTGAATGCGTATATATGGCCCAATCTTGACGAAATTTTGCGTATGTCTTAGGATACATGACACGCTTGCCAACTCTAGGTCTGGCAGCAGGAACAGCTTTAATGTCATAAGTCTTTTGAAACAATATCCGCTCCTTTCATAAATACTAGCCAATGTGTCTGACTACGTTTTTGGCCAAACAATGGTTGGTATGGAATTTGCTTTAATAAATCTGGTAAAGGAATCTGACTATCGTTCCATTTGAATATCAACGTGCCATATGGCTTTAGCACTCTCATCGCCTCATCAAATCCCTCTCTAATAATTTCTGGCCAATTATCTGCATCGAGTGTTCCGTACTTTTTAGCAAGCCAACTATTTTTGCCTGCATGAATTAAATGCGGTGGGTCGAAAACTGCTAGATAAAATGTATTTTCATGGAATGGCAAGCCCTTAGTAAAATCTGCTTGTACGTCTGGATCAACATTAATCACATGACCTGTTGGCAACTTTTCAAAGTCAATACGCTTATCAACGAAAGTGGCGATAGAATTTTGTTTATCAAACCAGAACATTCGTGATCCACAACATATATCAACTATTGGTGTCATTTTCTCTGCCTTCCTTTTAGCTGTTCAACCTTAGCTTCCGTACTACTAATCAGACTTTCGATATACTTGTGCCGCTGATAGCTCATCTCAAACTGCAGATCAAACTTGTAGCCATTTACTAGTGTTTGAAGTTCAGCTATTTGTTTTTCCAACCTCATGCAGTTCGCTCCAAAAAGCGCTGCTTTTCTTTGCTAAAGATGAGATAAACTGTTCCACGCTCGCCATTTCTGTTTTTGGCGATAATGAATTCGGTTGTGACTTCTTTGGGATCTTGCTCGTTGGGCTGATTTTTGTAGTAATCATCTCGGTATAAAAACGCCACCATATCAGCATCTTGCTCGATTGACCCTGAATCACGTAAATCAGACAGCATCGGACGTTTATCACTTCTGGATTCAACTGACCTGCTTAATTGACTTAAGGCAACCACAGGCGCTTTTAGGTCTCCTGCCATGACTTTTAAGCCACGACTAATTTTTGAAACTTCGTTGACACGATTGGAATTCTTGTTCTCTTTTGTGTCTATGAGTCCGAGGTAATCAACCATCACTAAACCAATTTGCCCGTGCTTTCTTTGAAAACTGAAGACTTTGGCTTGGATATCATCAATTGACTGTAGCGATTCATCATCAAGATAAATATTTCGCTTAGCTAAAATATCTCTTGCAACTAGCACATTTTTCAGTTCATCTTTGGTCATATGACCTGTTTTGATTTTCCAAAGGTCAACATTTGAGACAGATGCCAGTAAACGCAAGTTTAAGGAATCATCACTCATTTCAAGACTGAACAATAAAATTGGTAAGTCAGTGGACTTAGAAGCACCTCGCAGCATGTTTAAAGCCAACGCTGTTTTTCCAACTGATGGTCTGGCTGCAATAATCGTCAGTTCGCCAGGCTGTAAACCCAAAATCATTTTGTCGATTGTCTTAAATCCTGTAGACAAGCCAATTTGTTTGCCTGGATTATTGAAACGATCTTGTATTTGACTTAGTGTACTGTCCAAAGCCGTGTGCAAAGATTTAATGCTGGATTCAGATTCGTTATAAGTTGCCATAATCTGATTCAAGTTCTGCATGACTGATTTTGAATCAGCGCCATTTTCTAAAGCGCTTTTAGCAACATTAATGCCCTGTTCTAAGCGTCTTGCAAACGCCTGTTTTTTAACTGATTTTAAATAATCAGAGACACGTTTTGGGTTAACTGGCAAATCAGTCAAATGATTAATCAAGTCAACATCTTTGGTTGTCTGCAAAATAGAAACGCCGTCAATGCCAAGGCTTAAATCAAAATTATGCTTGATGATCTTGAAAGCCTTAATAGCTTGATCATCGACTAAATCGCCATGTTTGAGTCCTGACTGGATCTGTAGATATATATCTTCTGGGTCAGAACTCATTAGTACGGATGCCGCTAATAACTGTTCAGGATTTTCTGTCATATTTCGCTCCTTTCATATCTTTTCTGTTCATAAATGCGATAAAGTCGCTTTCTGAAATTTGATCATCCAGATACGCCCTATACGCACGCTGGGCTAATAAATCTTTATTCACTGGTTCTCTTCCAAACGGTACTTGCACAAGTTCATCAAAGTTTGGGACAAGTTTTCGATAATCACCTAATTGGTCTTTAGGGTGAACCAATATATGCGTCATCAAGTCAACAATTGAACTGATAATCTGTTTGGCTTGTTCGTCAGAGCGATTAATCTTTGAGCGGCTCATCATAATCTTTAAACGCCGATCAGAACTTAACTCATTCGCTTCTTGAAACTTCTTTAGTAGTTTTATCTTGGCAATCACATTTCTTGTGAATAGTCGTTCTGGATCATAAATGGCAGCTAAGGCTGTTGTTAAGTCATAAATGCGATCTTGATACGCTGTCCACGAACAATACAGCTGATTAAAATTTTTTGGTGTTAATCCTTCGATTAAGCCGCTCTCTTCTCTAGCGGAATTCTCTTCTCTCATGCCCACTGTCCTTTACCCTTAAGTTCTTCAGCAGTTGGTATATGGTTTAAGTTCAAAACATGTCCTTGAGGAATCTTATTAATATATTCTTCAAAATGTGTTTTATTAAATAAAGTGCTAGGTCTTAAATACTCATTCATTTTTGTATCTTCCAACCAATCACTAACTTTTAAATCAATCACTTTCTTAAAGTCCTTTAATTGATATCCTTCTTTAAACAAAGACTTAATTAATGAAATATTCTTACTGCTTGAACTCTTAAATTTCTTACCAGTCTTCTCATTTAAATAAGTAAGAACATTCTCAATATCAATCTCATTCTTCGTACTAACTCCACTAACATCTTCTTGACTATCCTTACCTAACCTAACCTTACCTACGTCGACAGGTTGTATACATTCTGTATACATACCAGAATCGTCAGTCGATAATTTATTAAATTCCCCTTGATGAAGTGTTTTGTGATAACGATCTTTGGCAATGTAGTTGTGAATTTTCCAATCCCTTATGAGAACGACTCCGCTTTGGAATCTGAACACAAATTGTTTAGCGATTAATATTTTTAAGTCATCATCATTTGCGCCAATCATTCTTTGAATTGAAAGTACGCTATCAACGAATCCGTCATCATCAGCATGCATGTTCATATGGAAGTAAAGAGCTTGAGTTGAAAGCGGCATAGACAAGAAAACATCCGTATCAGTAATTTTCTTGCTAAACATTCTTCTTTCTGCCATTCAGTCTCCTTTCTAAAATGGCAAATCTGAATCATCAATCTCAACATTTGGTTTTTGATTCCTCACACTGTTATTGACATTCGTGCCAGTTCCGTGGTTGTCAACTGGTTGTTGGCTGCTGCCATTGCTAGTTCTTCTTGCTTCACTTTCAGCCCGCGTTTCCAACAACTGAAAGTTATCAACCACGATTTCGGTCACATAAACTTTCAGTTGTTGGTCGTTGTCATAAGTGCGCGTTTGCAGTCTACCTTCAATGCCCAGCATGGCGCCTTTGCCAGTGAAATTGGCTAGGTTTTCGGCTGGTTTTCTCCAGATAACGCAAGAAACAAAATCTGTTTCACGATCACCTGCTTTGTTCTTGAAATTTCGTTCAACTGCTAATGTGAATGAGCCAACGGCATCACCTGAACCCGTGTAGCGCAGTTCGATATCTTTAGTTACTCTGCCAACTAGTACAACTCGATTAATCATTTCTTGTCTCCTTTCTTTTCTTGAGCTTTCTTTTTCAACTCATTAATCATTTCCAAAGCCGAACCAAAATTATTGCTATCAATTTGAGACAAGTCTTTAATTGCTAACCGCTTAAAGACAAATTGTTTAATGACTTCTTCGTTAGTGGCTGACAATTCAGAAACTTCTTTTAACAAACGACCGATGGTATCAAGCTGATTTTCAGTTGCTAGCTCTGGTTCGATAGTTGGCAAGTCTTCGCCGGCATAGATATAAATGCCAAGTCCGAACATCGCAATATTTTTGACCAAGCAGCGCATAATTGCTTTATTGATATCGAACATCGTGGCTGATGCAACAGTAATTGATTTCCCAGACTTAAACTTGATTTGATATTCGTGGTCAAGCATGGCTCGATTATTTCCGTCCATGACTGGTAGCCACATTTCATGAGTCAAATCATTAATCGTGATTGACGTAAAAACCATATATCCAGTTTTGTTGTCATAAACATAAGGCAGTTTGTTCTCGAATTTTTCAATCGTATAAGTAGCGCTTGGAAAATATTTTTGAAGTTCTGACCAAGCCCATGTCCAAGACAAGTAGGATAAAGTGACTTTACCTGTGTCCTTTTTCTCGACACGTCCGTTGACATCTATCTCGCTCAATTGCTTAAAAATGCTTTTATCAGTCATGATTTGTTCTTCCATGATTCTTTTTCTTTGATACCGAACAGCTTTATTTGGTTAATCATTAAGAAGTTATCCAACTTTTCTTTCTGGTCTTTAGTCAAGATCAGACCGTAGTACCAGAACACAGGTTTTTCAACTTTTTTGATACGTTCGCCTGTGTCTGTATCAACTACGACATCGTTGATAACTTGCTGGTGAGACGCTTCTTCTTCAGCCTTTAATTCGGCATCTAGTTTGGCTTGTTCGGCTTGTTTCTTGGCGTTGTCGATGTCCAAATTAATAGCTCGAATAATATCAGCTGGCTGATAATCCATTGCTGTCAGCATTCTCAAATACGGATCTGGATTGACTTGCTTAGCATCTGCATAGGCTCGAACAGTCTCAAGATTTGATTCCTCGGTAGCTTTCTGCCTTTCTAAACTGCGGAAAGTTTCGGCAACGGTTCTTGTGAGGCTCACGGCTAATCCGGACGATTTGGTGAAATTCGTTTTGTTCGTCCAATCTTCCGGAATTGAGAAATCGGTCAGAACTAAGTGCGGGTAGCCTTGGATAACATCTTGCAGATAATTTTCTAAGACTGTTTCCCTTTCAGTACGTTGCCGGTCTTCTAAGCCCTTTACTCCCTGGTCAATTGAACTTGAAGCCTGTTTCGTCTTGTTTTCTAAATCTTTTAGGAGGCTTTCTACTTCCGCAAACGGTTTTAAAATTTCCTTTTTGATTGAAGTCCGCTGTGCTGCTAAAGCCTTATTTAATTTATTTAGATCGGCTCGGCTCTTTTTGGCTTCTGTCAATGATTCATCAGTAATCAATAAGTCCTGATATTTGGTAATCTGCTTATCGACATAAGATGTCAACAGTTCGCTATTTTTGAGTTCGATTACAGCCGGCTTATAATCCAAAACCGGCTCGATACTTGCGGATATTTGCATTTCTGTCATATACTTAATTTGTCCTTTCTAGTTGATTTGGATTTCCTTGCTCTCAGCGGACACTGAGAGCTTTTTTAATAGTCTTTCCTGAATACCGGCAATATCGGCGTGCTCTTTTGTGTTGTGTGCTTTAGCACTTAACTGCCGTGCAGCAGATGTGAAATTGTCAGGATTCAGTGAATAGATATATCCACGCTGTCCACTTGTAATGAAGTTATGCGGGTCTTTTCGAATCAGATAAATCGCATATTTTCGTAACTTACGCCGATAATCTTTGCCAAGATTTAAAATGTTATCCAGTTCATTAGCAGTAAACCAGATTTCCGGATTATTCTTGAGAAAATACAAGAGTTTTTCTGCACTTTGGATATCTGGTAGCTCTAATCGTTCATAAGGGCTGATTGTTTCTGTCATGCTGTCCTTTCCACATGGACTTTTCTGCCATAGATAACGGCATATTGAAAGTTTCTGCTGTTTTGTTCTTTTGCTTCGATTTTTTCGATCATTTCAGTCGGTGTAATTGCCACACAGTAGCCGTGATTTTTAATCAGATCAGCTGATAGCTTTTCAGCTGTTGCTAAATCGAACTCAGCATGTTCTGACCAATCGGACCACTCGTGTTTGACATTGAGATAAAGATGAAAATGTGCTTGTCTGATGATGAATGTCATATATCAGTACCCGTTCCAAAAACTTTTAAGTCCTTTCCAAATTGATCCTTTGCCATTTCGGCGCATGAGTTCAGCAAATATAATTAGTCCACCAGCTGCGCATGTGAAGCTGAAACCGACCATGAATTCTAATAAAAGTGTCATTCTTCTTTGTTCCCTTCACTTCATTTCGATTGAATATTTTTTTAGCAATTCTGTTGAGAATTGACCACCTTGTTTTTCAATGCCCATATTGAGAAATACTCTTGAATATCTGATGTTCTTGTTAAAGTAATCAGGATTTCTATTTAACAGTCCTGCTGCTTCAATGACACCAACAAGGTACTTTTCATTAGGCGGAAGTTTTAATCGTGCTACCATGTGAGTCCTTTCTATGATTTATTCATAGTATTTGTCCAAAATAAAATAGAATTAATAGAAATTCCGGTCGCTTTTGCAAAACGCTCTCCAACATCAAATCTCATCGGAACAGCGTAGCTTTCATAGCTATCGTAGGTCGGACGGCTAATCCCCAGCTCTTTAGATATTTCAGATTTAGTCTTCCCGGCCCTTGATCTAGCACCTTTTATGGTGAATAAAGCTGTGTTTGAAATCATAATCATCTCCTTCCTTACTATGATTAAATCATAGTTTAAATATGATGTAAATGCAATTTTACTAATTCTAAAAAATATAAACGTAAGAAAATCTTTACTTTTAAATCATAAGAGCCTATGATTTGTCTATGAACAAAATGGCGTTAAACATAAGAAAGCTACGTGATAGTAAGCATCTAACTCAAGCCCAATTTGGGAAATTAATCAATCAAGCCGGCCCCACAGTGGCGTCTTGGGAACAAGGCAGATCTAAACCTCGTATGGATGCTGCAATCAGAATATCTAATATATTCAATATCAAATTATCTGAATTAAATGGCGATGATGAAATTGAAAATTCCGTTCAAATTGAAAATGCATCTCAAAATTTACCGGTCCTTGGAAGAATTTTTGCCGGAGCCCCAGATGGTGTTGAACAGGATATTGATGGAAAAGTTGCCATTGATCCTCAGATTATAAGTCGCTATGGAATTGATAATCTCATGGCCTTAAGGATTGACGGAGAATCTATGAATAAAGTTGTTCATAATGGCGCTATCGCTATTATCAATAAAACCGATGAGTATGTTAACGGCGATATTCTGGCAGTTATTATTAATGGCTACAAGGGAACCCTAAAACACGTTTTTAAATATGACGACCATATTCGGTTTGAGCCGGATAGTTATTTACGTGATTTTCAGCCGTTCGAGTATTCAATGGATCAAATTGAAGATGATGATCCTACCGTAATCATTGTTGGTAAATACTTATACAGTATTGATGGACTTTAATTAATAATGTGCAACGCCACGTTAATCCGGGGAGAAAAATAATGGCAAAGAACTGTGCTATTTGTGGTAATGCAATAGGATTAATCGATTCTCGTTTTAAGCTTACAGATGGTTTAATGTGTTCACATTGTGGTAAAAAACTTGGCTTGAGTACATTCTCGATATCTGCCGTCGAGCAAGCCTCGAAAATGTCATCAGCAGATGTGAAAGAACAAATTAACACCGTTGGATTAAGTTTTTTTCAAAATATCAAAGATGAGAAAAAGAAAGATAAGGAAGCTGATCTGATTCGCTACGAATCAATCTTAAAAGAGTTTAACAACAATAGTTCTGTTGTGGCTGGAAACTTGATTTTTAGCGATTCGCAAAAAGAAATATTACTCAAAAAAAGTTTATTTAATCGAGTCTATAAGATTTATCAATACACTGATTTAACAGGTTGCAAACCGATTGTTCATGGGTCAGAACAGAAAAAGCATCATGGTATCACAAGAGCGTTAGTTGGCGGAGCTTTGCTTGGTGGAGCGGGTGCTATTGTCGGCGCAGTAACAGGTGGAAAGAAATTCAGCGTGATCAATGAACTATCATTGGATATTTTTTTCAGAGATAATTCAACTCAGCATATCTCATATATTTCAACTGAAACAAAAACAGATTCATTTACATATAGAGAATCAGAAAAACAACTTAATTTCTTGGTAAACAAAATTAATAGTATTGTGTCTGATTCAACGGTTGAGAAAACTGTGCAGCCTAATAATCAAGTAGATAATCTAAGAGAATTAAAAATGCTTTTGGACGACGGCATTATTACTCAAGCCGATTTTGATACAAAAAAGAAACAGTTGCTTGGGTTATAGTCATCGGTTGTTTTATGTAGTAAGTATACACAGCACGTGCAGCGCCACGTTAATCCGCCAAAGAAAATGAAAACGAAACTCTTAAATATCTTTTTATATTTGCTTGCTGCTGTCTCTATTCCGCTTGCCTTCATGGACACATCCAAAGCACCACTTATGTTCGTCGACTGGGGTATTTGGATCATTTTTGTTTTTGACTATTTCTTTGAATTCAAACTAGCCAAAAATAAAAAAAGCTATGTCAAGCACCATATCATCGAACTGATCTCAATCATTCCGTTTAATGCATTCCCAGCATTCAGAATTTTACGAATAGTCCGGGTGTTCGCCTTTTCAGGACGTTTTCTACATAAAACCAAAGATTTTCTCATCGAAACAAAAGTCTATATTGCCTTTATTATCACTGGCATTATTCTAATTATTTCAGGTTTGCTCTTCGCTTTTTATCAAAGAGATAACTTCCTAGACGGTTTGTTATGGGCTTTAGGCGTTGCAACGACCAGCGGATCACCTTTTACAGCCACGAAAATGGTGACTAAAATTGTCAATATTATTCTAATGTTTACCGGGATTGGCTTAGTTGGCTACTTCACTGGGGCATTGGCCAGCTGGCTCACTAAAGATGATATTTCGAATGCCGATATTGACAAAAAGCTAAACAAGGTACTAGATGAAATCAATCAAATAAAAACGTCAAAGAAAGAAGAATAATATGGCAGCATTCATTATCATTTCAATATTTTTAATATGGTCAGCCTTTAAGTGGTTTAACAAAGCTCTTCCATTTATTCTAGTTGGATTAATTTTATTATTTGCAATTTTGTTCTTAATCAAATTCTGGTGGCTTTTTGCAATTATTGCTTTAGGTGTTTGGTATTACTTTTACAACAAGAAAAAGAAGACGAATAAAATCAGCAAATCAGATTCAGATCATTTAGTCGATCCAGACAATAAAATTCTGAAATAGCTATATTAGCCACCCTACCGTGGCGTACATAAGGAGCCAATATGAACGACAACCAAAGAGTAAAACATTTCACCTCTCAATTAAACAAGGCCTTGCAGGAATCAGATCTTAAGATGGCTGACATTATTAAAAAAATCGGCATTGTTCCCGCAACATTTTATGCCTGGCGAAAAGGCAAAATACTTCCAAGACTGTCAAGTCTGAAAAAACTAGCCCAAGTATTTGGAAAAGATGTTGCTTGGTTTATCGGGTCATGGTTATTTTTAATACAGCTGGATTAATCATAAGGAGCAAATATGACGAGTTTTTATCAGCGTGGTAAAACCTGGACTGCTAATGTTTCGTTTTATCAAGATGGTCTGCGTAAGCGTAAAACAAAATCAGGCTTTGCACTAAAAAAAGATGCCAAAAAATGGGCATCTGAAATTGAAAATACTAGCCTATCAGCGACTGCGTCAAGCGATCGTTTATTGTCGGATTACTTTGAAAGCTGGTTTAAAACATATAAGGCTGATAAAGCCAATAAAACCATTTTGCAGTATCAAAATACGTTAAATGACATTAAGAAATTTATGCCAGCAGCAACACTTGTCGATTTCACTAGAAAAGATTTTCAAACATTTTTAAATAAGTTCGGTCAAAATCGATCAAAGGAAACGGTGGCGAAACGAAAAGTACAAATTGCAGGTGCATTGCGTGATGCCTATGCCGATCATTTAATCAAAGAAGATCCAACGCAACGACTGAATATTTTTTACACTAGGCCATCCAAAGATCCTGACTTAAAGTTTTTAGAAAAGGCCAGCATCATCAAAATACTGTCAGAAACGTCAAAAAGGTTGTCCCTAACGAATTTTCTTATTACAACCGCCCTATTGAGTGGAGGACGTTTTAGCGAGCTGAGAGCTTTGATTGATAGCGACATCGACCCTGTAAAGCGAACAATTTCAATTAACAAATCAGTAGATGAAATTACCGGCCAAGATAAAGAAACAAAAAACAAAAGTTCAATACGAACTATCTCAATGCCAGACAGCTGGTGGGAGCAATATCGAAGTTATCAGCACGATGGCGAGCGTTTATTTGAAATTAGTAACAATGCAGCAAACAAAGCGTTAAGACTATTACTGCAGCGATTAAAAATCAAACAGGTCACTTTCCATGCCTTGCGTCATAGCCATGCAAGTCTATTATTGGCCGATGATATCTCGATTCAATATGTAAGTGAACGCTTAGGCCATGCTAATGTGGCAATTACTGAATCTGTTTATGCACATTTGTTAGCAAATAAACGATTGTCTGAAGAAAGCAAGGCTATGAAAAAACTAAACAATTTGTAG